TGGACGGGTAGATTCTTTGAGGATAGGTTTAACAAATCTTTACTTCGTTATGAGTTCGCCAACGGAAGCGTTATCGAATTTTTTTCCGCAGACGATTCGAGTAAACTTCGTGGTGCAAGGCGCGATATTCTTTATATCAACGAATGTAATAATGTAACGTTTGACGCTTACAACGAGTTGGCTATACGAACACGAAAGGAAGTTTATTTAGATTTCAACCCTGCTAACGAATTTTGGGTACACACCGAACTAAAAGACGAACCCGACTCCGACTTTTTAATTCTTACCTACAAGGATAACGAAGCGTTAGACCAATCAATAGTAGAACAAATTGAAAAGAACCGAGACAAAGCAAAGACGAGTTCTTATTGGGCGAATTGGTGGAAAGTTTACGGGGAAGGTCAACTTGGAATGCTCGAGGGGGTTGTTTTCAGTAATTGGAAAATAATTGACACGATACCAAAAGAAGCAAGATTGTTAGGTATAGGACTTGATTTTGGATATACAAACGACCCGACTGCAATAATTGAAATATACGCATACAATAACCAAAGAATAGTAAACCAATTAGTTTACCAAACAGGATTAGTAAATAGTGAAATAGCGAAGCGCCTACCAAAAAATGTAATAGTGTACGCGGATTCTTCCGAGCCGAAATCAATCGAAGAAATAAGACGTTTAGGAATAACGATTAAAGGAGTAACCAAGGGCAAAGACTCAATTAACTATGGAATTGACGTAATGCAACGACAAGATTATTTAGTAACTAATCAAAGTGTGGATTTAATCAAAGAACTTCGTTCGTATATTTGGGACACCGACAAGACGGGAAGGCGCTTAAGAAAACCTATTGACTTTAATAACCACGCAATAGACGCGCTACGTTATCACGAAATGGAAACACTCGGAATAGGCGCAACATACGGAAGCTATGCAATACGATAAAACTAACGATATGCAGGTAATGATTACCCGTGTGGAATCTTACATTCAGGAACGAACAGGCAAACGCGTTCGAATAGTGTTTAATAATATGGCACGATTTACCGCTCACTTCGATATGCTTATTAAGGCGCACGAACACGTTATGAATTACAAAAACACGAATAAATAGTTTAATAAATATGAAGTTAGAAATAACCGTCCCAAGTTCAATTAGTGAAATTCCTTTAGTGAACTACCAAAAGTTCCTGAAGTTGCAGCAATCGTCAAACGACGAAGAATTTATTGCGCAGAAAATGATTGAGATATTTTGCGGTATAGAACTAAAGGACGTTGTTAAAATGAAATTAACAAGCGTTAACGACTTAATTATTCACTTCAAAAATATATTCGCGGAAAAACCAAAGTTTAAGCCTACGTTTAAGATTAAAGATATTGAATTCGGATTTATTACCGACCTTGAGAATATAAGTTTCGGGGAGTACGTGGACTTAGATAACTACTTAGCAAAGTGGGACGATTTCCACAAAGCAATGGCGGTAATGTATAGGCCAATTAAAATTAAAGACGGAGAAAAGTACGAAATAATAGAATACACAGGCGCAGGGGAATACAGCGAGTTAATGAAATTCGCGCCTATGGACGTAGCGATTTCGGCTTCGGTTTTTTTTTGGACTTTAGGAAGCGAGTTATTAAGCGCTACCCTAAACTATTTAGAGACGGAGTTGAAGAAGATGAACGCGACCGAACAAGCGACTTTAGCGCAAGAACTCAATTCGGAAAAAAATGGGGTTGGTATAGTTCAATCTATGGACTCGCTAAAGGAGATGTTACAAGATACGACGAAGTTGTTAAATACGGATTATATAAGTGTCTTACCTATCTCACATTCGAAGCAGAAAAAAACGAAATAGAATTAATGGAAATTAAAAAGAATAACAAATGAACGGTTACTACTCCTTACTAAACGAACTTAACACCCACTTTACAGCCGACCCGTTAGTGAATACTATTACGCAAGGTTCGATTTTTAACGTAGATTTAGGTAAACAAAACTTATTCCCGTTGGTTCACATTATGGTAAACCAAGTTACGTTTAACGACAACGTAATGACTGCGAATGTAACGTTAATGGCTATGGATAACGTAAGCCAACGTAAAGAAGAACCGACAACAAAGTTCGAAACTTCGGACAACGAAATAGACGTACTTAACACCCAATTAGCAATTTTGAACCGAGCGTTTGAAATGCTTAAACACGGAAATATATGGGACAACCTTTATCAATTAAACGGTGCGCCTACTTGCGAACCTTTTGTAGAACGCTTTGAAAACTACTTAGCAGGTTGGGCAATGACTTTCGACGTGGACTTCCCTAATGATATGACCATTTGCTAATGGATAAAGAACTACAACTTAAAGCACTCGAGGAATTTCGAGACTATGTAATAGCAAAGGCGAAAAGCAACCTACGCAGTAAAAACGCTTCAGGAAAACTTAAACAATCGTTAGGCGCAGAAATTAAGGTTATGCCGAATTCAATTCGTTTCTTTTTTGAAATGGAAGAATACGGTTTCTACCAAGACCAAGGGGTTCGAGGGGTACGAAGCGGACGAAGTTTAAGCGGGTTTAAGTTTGGCTCAGGAACGGGCAAAAAAGGCGGTTTAACGGAAGGTATTAAAAAGTGGGTTAAACAAAGACGAATTCAATTCCGAGATAAAAAAGGAAGGTTCATAAGTAGCGACGCTACGGCTATGATTATAACGCGTTCGATATGGAATAAAGGAATTAAGCCTTCAATGTTTTTTACCAAGCCTTTTAAGTACGCATTTAAGAACTTACCTAACGAATTAATAGACGCTTACGGATTAGAAGCGCAAGAAACCTTCGACACAATAATGAAAGAAAATTTTAAGAATTATGGCTACTAACATTTACGCACGTTCCCCATTTATAATTGAGGTTAACGAAGTAGGGCAATCAGGAAGTAAAGTCGAACTTTACATTTACCCGAACGGGACAACCCCGCCAACTTCGCCAACTTACACGCTACAAAAATTAATCCCTGCTAGTAACAATACGCAAACACTTTACAACGTTTCTCCGTATTTATTGGAAGCAATTAACCATAATAATTTTGTAAACAATTACGCTTCGGATAATGCGTTGTTAGGAACGGAACAATATACAATGGTTCAAATTAAACGCTACAAACTTGCATTAAGTACTTACGTTTTATTAGATACGTTTACTTACCAAGCGTTTGACGGATACGGCTACTATTCGGAAGGTATGAACCCAATGCAGTTGGAATTTTACCACCTTGAAGAAAAAAGTTATAACTATTGGGCGGACGCAAATAACAATCCTTCGGTTAATCCACTTGAACGCGCGGGAACGTTTACGGCTTATTTACCGACGGGTTACACCGTAGAATACGAGCAACTTCAAACGGGTTTAACGCATTCATATACGATTGCTTCGAATAACGTTTACAATCTTTATAGGGTTCGACCCGCGTATTATTTGACGGGTAATATCTTACGAATTAAATTAGGCGCTGCTATTCTTTGGGAATCTACTTTTTATCCTATCGAAGAATGTTTGTACACTCCCGTAGTTATCGACTTCATAAACAAGTACGGCGCGTGGCAACGTGAATTTATGTTTAAGGCTTCCTACGAAAGTTTAGCCACAACGGCAACCGAGTTTAACTTAATGCAAGAATTCTCAAGTCCATTCGCAAGTTACGACCCCGACTTAAACCAACGACAAACTTTTAACACAAACGGGTTAATATCTTATCGAACGAATACGGGTTGGGTTGACGAATCCTTTAACTCAAACATTCAACAATTACTTTTAAGCGAACGAATTTTATTAGACGGAGTTCCTGTTAAAATGAAAACAAAGGAATTCGAAAAACAAAAGAACATAAACAACAAAAAAATAAATTACGTTCTTGAATTCGAAAGTTCAACCGACTTAATTAATAACGTTATCTAATGAAAAGACAAGTTCGAATTTTTGTTGAAGGTAGGGAGTTAGATTTATTCAACGATGAAACAATCGAAGTAAATTCTACGATTCAAAACATTCAGGATATTAGTAAAACGTTTACCGACTTTTCGCAGTCGTTTACAATACCAACGAGCGCACGTAATAACGCGGTATGGGAATACTTTTATGAAAACGCGGTTAATAGTTCAATCAATTACCAAGAACGCTTAGACGGGTACATTGAGATAGATATGACATTTTTCCGTAGGGGTAAAATCCAAATGGAAAAGTCGCAACTAAAAAACGGACAACCAAATTCCTACACGATTACTTTTTACGGAGACGTAACTACACTTAAAGACTTGGTAGGCGAAGACCTATTAAGCGACTTAGATTACTCAACAGTAAACCACAATTACACGTTTACGGAAGTGTTTAATCGAATAAGAACTACAACGGTTGATTACGATGTTTCTTACCCGTTAATTACTTCAAATCGAATATGGGAATACCTATCAACCGCACCCGTGGCAAACGTTCCGAATTGGCTTATTCCGTTTTTAGGTTCAAATTCAAACGATATACACACAAACGCAGGCGCGATAAATTACACGGAGTTATTTCCTGCATTACGGGTAAAATCAATTTTTGATATTATCGGCTTACAATACGGAGTAACTTTTAACGGCGCATTTTTAACCGACCCGAAATTTACTCAGGCTTATATTTGGTATAAGAATAAAAACGACTTCGAGTTTAGTGGACAACCTCAACAACTTGACTTTGATACTATCATAAGTTCTTACATTCCAACTTACCCGCTTAATCTTTATGTTGATTCTTCGTTAAACCAAATTACAACCCCGTTTTTTAATGGCGCTACGTGGATGAACCACGTAATAACGTTGGACGTTACTTCGGTAAGTTCTCCGACCACAACTTATTGGATAGACACGTATAGAAACGGCGCTTTGTTTTCTACAACACAAGGTACGGGAACGGCTATTTATGGACTTGCTAACGTGCCAAATGTTCTAGGCTTAAACGATGTTTGGGAGTTTTATATTCGCTCTAATTTTCCGTTAACGTTTGATTCCGAAATTCAATACGAAGTTACTTATATTACTTCCGTGAATCCGATTCCTACAACGGAGTACATTCGATATTCAAACATAACATTAAACCTTTCAGCATTTACCGACTTAGCGCAACTTGCGCCACAAATGAAGGTGCAAGATTTTATTTCGGGAATCTTAAAGCAATTTAACTTAACGTGTTTTGGTAGTGGTGTAAATGAGTATACGATTATTCCTTTGGACGATTGGTATGCTACGGGCGCAATTATAGATATTACCGAGTTTACGGATAAAACCGAAATAGGAATAGACCGAGTAAAACTTTACAAGAAAATAGGATTCGCGTTTGAGCAATCTAACTCGTTAATGAATAAAGCCTACTTCGAGCAAGGCTTAAAAGAATACGGAAACACGGAATATCAATATCCATACGACGGTGGGGAGTTTACGATTAAAGTTCCTTTCGAAAATTTACTATTTAATCAATTCTTTGATTCAGGAACCCCAACGGGTTTACAAGTAGGGTATGCGTTAGACCAAGCCTACGCACCTTACATACCGAAGCCGTGTTTATTGTACAAATACGGAAGCGTTAACATAGCAGACCACATACACTTTACAAACGGAATTAGTTTATTTCAAACAAACGACTATATGATGTTCGGACAAGACTTAACGGATAACGGCATAAACTACTCCACTAACTTTGCGCCTGAAACTTCTTCTTATTGGTTAACTCCGATTCAGCAATCAATTTTCGCGACGTATTATTTTCCTTACTTAACTAACTTATTTAACCCTAAAAACCGACTAACAACCGTTAAGACAAATTTACCCGTGGGAATTTTAACTAATTTAAGGTTGAACGACCGACTTATAATTAGGGACAAGCGTTATTTAATTAACGAAATGAAAACGAATTTAGTAACGGGAGAAAGTACATTCCAATTACTTAACGACTTTATGCCCGTTTTCCCTATTCGTGTTATTCAAACAGGCGAAGCGCAAGAAGACGTAACCGTTCCAATTACGCTACCAAATTTCGCAACCTTAGTTAACTTTACTTCACCAACAACGGGAGTAATTATAACTCCAAGTTCCATAAGTTCATCTCAAACGATTAGAATAAGTTTACCGCCAATTATTGGGGATATAGATAGAGCAACCGAAGATAGTAATTTAAGAATAACCGAAGCGGGTGTACAATTAGAAACCGAAGGAAGAAACGATGTTATAACGGTTGACTGCGAATATATATACCAAGACGGAACAACACAAACAAGTCAAATCGTAATTTTAAGAATATGATAAACCAAATAGTTCAACTTTTACAAGTAGCGGAATTCGTAGGCGAACACGAATATATTGAAATCGCAAAAGGTAAGTACAAACTACACGACAAAATTAAACCCGCGTACAAACAAATGGTTCGGGAGTTATTAATAAAGAAACTAGAAAAAAATGGCGGAAAAACGAACGATAGAACTTGAGGTTAAAGACAACGTAAAAAGTCTAAAGGCGCAATATAAAGAAGCGGTTGTAGAATTACAAAGAGTTTCCGCAGCCTATGGAGAAACTTCAGCCGAAGCAATACGGGCAGCAAAGGCAGCCGCAGAATTAAAAGACCAAATCGGATTCACAAACGATTTAGTAGATTCATTTAACCCCGACGGAAAATTTAACGCGTTAAGTAAGTCGTTCGGTGGGGTACTTGACGGATTCCAAGCGGTTGAGGGTGGTTTAGGTTTAATCGGAGTTGAAGGCGAAGCGGTGCAAGAAGCAATGTTACGAGTTCAAAGTGCTATGGCTTTTTCGCAAGGTATTCAAGGTGTACTCGAAGCAAAGGACTCATTTAAACAACTTGGGACGGTAGTTAAAGACGTTGTTTTAGGTTTATTCAAAAAGAATGCAGTAACGGCAGCAGGCGCAGCGGTAGACAAAGCAAACGTAGTTACAACGGGCGCTCAGGCGGTTGCTTCAACGGGATTGGCCACGGCTCAAACGGGAGTAGCCGTTTCTACGGGTGTAGCGAGCAACGCGATGAAATTATTTAGAATTGCTTTAATTGCTACGGGTATCGGTGCAATAGTTGTCGCGGTTGGTTTACTTATTGCGAACTTTGACAAGGTAACTCAAGCGGTAATGTGGGCGCGTGAAAAGTTTGAAAAATTAGGCACGGGAGTAAAGATTTTAATTTCGATAATGTTTCCTTTTATCGGGATAATTTACGGAACTATAAAAGCGTTAGAATACTTTGGGATTGTGGACGATGTTAACACGGCCAAAATGAAAAAGAACGCTCACGACCATACGGAAGCGGTTATTAAAGGCGCAGATAAACGAGCGAAAGCAATTAAAAAAGAACAAAGTCAAAACGATGCAAAGGCACAACGCGAAATAGATTTAGCAAAGGCCTCAGGAAAAGCTACCTACGAAATGGAACTATCCAAGGCTAAAGCGCATTTAGCAAGTGGACGCGTTTATTTGGAAGTTCAAAAGTCCAAAATGAAGGCTATTAAGGCCGAAATGGATTTACTATTAGCAACCGAAGACCAAGATTCCGATAGGTACAAAGAATTAAAGAAACGAGCGGAAGGAGTTAGAAAAATAATGGACGAAACCTACAAAGACAACGTAGACACGAACCACGCTATCGCAGTAATGCAGGCCGAACATAACAAAGAAATGGCGGACAAAGCCAAAGAAGCGGGAGATAAGGCAAAGCAAAACGCGGAACAAAGTCGCAAGGCTTACATAGACAACTTAAAGAAACAATACGACGACCAAAGCAAATTAGAAGAAGAAGCCGAAAACCAAAAACTCGCGTTAATGGAAGACGGAATAGCTAAAGACAAAGCAATACGTCAAGACGCTTACAATGACTACCGCGACAACTTCCTAAAAGAACGAATAGCAGATGAACAAGCCGCTTTAGATAAACAATACGAATCAGGTAAAATAAGTCGCGAAGAATATAACAAGCAACTCGAAGCGCTAAGGGTAAACGCTGAATCTAAACTAACCGAACAAGAACGACAAATACTTGTAAACGCTAAAGACGTTTTGAATAAAGACTTGTTAGCAATAGACGAAAAATACCAAGCAGAAAAATTAAAGGAAGCCAAAGAAGCGGACGAAAAATTAAAAGAAGAAGAAAAGAAACGACAAGAAGATTTCTTAAAAGATGTTAAAAACTTAAAAGACCTAAATTACCAAGAAACTTTAAGCGAACAAGCGCGCGAACTTTATTTACTCGACGAGAAATATAAGGAAATGCAGAAAATGGCGAAAGGTAACGCAGACGCAGAAAAAACAATAACCGAAGCCAAAAACCGCGAAGTAGAAGAAATCAATAAGAAATATACGGACGCAGAAAAAGCACGTAAAGAAGAAGCAATTAAACGCGACGCGGATTTAGCAAAACAAGGGTTAAGCTTAATTTCCGACCTTACGGAAATGTTTGGTAAGAAGGGAGAAAAACAAGCCAAAAAAGCATTCCAAGTTAAAAAGGCGGCAAGTATAGCCACCGCATTAATTGACACATTTTTAAGTGCGCGTTCGGCTTACTTTTCGCAGTTTACACCCGTTCCCGACCCAACTTCGCCCGTTCGTGGTGGTATTGCCGCAGGGATAGCCGTAGCAAGTGGATTGGCAGGAGTTGCTAAAATTGCTTCGCAAAAATTCGAGGGTGGTGGTTCTTCTACGGGTGGCGGTGGCGCTTCCGAAGGTGGTGGCGGTGGTATGTCAGGTGGAACTCAAGCGCCTTCCTTTAATGTCGTAGGTAATAACGGACTTAACCAACTTTCGCAACTTCAACAACAACCTACTCAAGCATACGTTGTTAGTGGACAAGTAACAACGGCGCAAAGCTTAGACCGTAACCGAATACAAAACGCAACACTTTAACCAAAATTAAATTATTTAGATATGAGAATTATTGAATTAATCATAGACGAAAACGACGAACAAAGCGGAATAGACGCAGTAAGCGTTGTAAAATCCCCCGCAATTGAAGAAAACTTTGTAGCCTTAAATAAACACGAAATCGAACTTAAAGAAGTTGATACCGAGAAACGAATTTTAATGGGTGCGGCTTTAGTTCCGAATAAAGAAATTTACCGAAGAAACGCAAAGAACGAAGAATACTATATTTATTTTTCCGAGGATACAATTCGAAAAGCAAGTGAATTGTTTTTAATGCGCTCAAATCAAAATAACGCGACATACGAACACGAAAAAAAGTTAAAGGGTTTAAGCGTTGTTGAATCTTGGATAATAGAAGACGAAAAAAAGGACAAGTCGAATCTTTACGGATTCTCACTACCTAAAGGTACTTGGATGATTTCGATGAAAGTAAACAACGACGAAGTTTGGAACGATGTTAAAGAAGGAAAAGTAAAAGGCTTTTCAATAGAAGGTTACTTCGCGGATAAATTCGAAATGAGTTCGGAAGAAGACGAAGCCACGGAAATAATAAACGAACTTAAAAATTTATTAGGTATCAATGGCTAAACAAGTAGCAACTTCTAACCACGTTCAAAAGCCAAAGATTAAGCGGCCTAACGTACACGCGAAATCAAAAACGAGCCAACTTAAAACGTCAAAGAATTATAAAAAAATAAATCGCGGACAAGGATGAAAGCAAGAAGACAAGAAATAAGAAATAGTCCGCGTGGTGGTAAGCGTGGTTGCCTATGCAAGAACAATACTTACGATTCAAAGTGTTGTACGGGCGAACTACAAAATCAAGGTATCGGAAGCGACGTAACACCACCGAACCCCGTTCCACCACCCCCGCTTTGGTATCCGAAGCCGTAACAAAATGCAACAAAACTTTTAACCTTTAATTATAATAATATGAAAACAATTTTAGACAAAATCAACAAGGCGGACGAAATCCAAGCGAGCAAAGTTGAGTTAGGTAAACACGAAGTCGAGTTAGGCGCAATACAAGATTTAGAAAAATTAATTGTAAACGCACAAAAGGATTTAGATGCATTTAATAAAAGTTCTAAAGAATTAAAAACTTTAGCTAAAACAGTAGTTACAAGTGGGGATTCTTTTAGAACTAATACAAAAGCAATCGGAGATTTAGGATTTGTTTTAGAAAAACAATTTAAAGAATTAGGATTAAACTATTTAGAAAATCCAACGGTTAGAAAAGCAGTAGCAATAATTCGACAAGATTTTGATGTTAGGACAATAACGGATTCAGCAAGACAATTAACGAAATAAATAAACACAAATGAAAAATAGCACACTATTAGAAAAAATCAAAGCATTGTTGTCTAACGAAATTAAGTTAGAACAAATGCTTATGGGCGACGGAGTAACCAAAATCGAAGCGGAAACTTTCGAAGCAGGAAAAGAAGTTTTTGTCGTAACGGAAGACGAACAAAAGATAGCCGTTCCCGTTGGAGAATACGAATTAGAAGACGGACGTATTTTAGTTATCGTTGAAGAAGGTATTATTTCCGAGGTTAAAGAAAAGGAAGAAGAAGTAGAGGAAGTTGAAGAAGTAAAAGAAGAAACTACCGAGCCGATGCCCGAAGAAGAAATGAGCGCACCCGTATCTACTCCTAAAAAAACAATCGAATCCATAGTTAAAGAAACATTCTTTACTGAAATGGAAAAACTAAAAGAAGAAAACGAAGCGTTAAAAGTTGAGTTAGCGAAGTTAACCAAAGTTGACGAAGTTGCATTAGAAGCAACCGAACTTATGGAAACACCCGAGCCGATTTCTTTTAACCCTGAAAACGAAGCTAAAACCGAATTCGTAAAAATCGGTAAAAAAGCACCACGCGGAATTATGGATTCCGTATTAAACAAAATGTATAAATAATTAAATTAAAAAAAAATGCCAAATCCAACTATTACTACTTCGTACGCAGGTCAATGGGCAGGTAAGTACGTATCAGCCGCTTTATTAAGCGCACCAACTATCGAGGGTGGCGGTGTAACCGTTATGCCTAACGTAAAATACAAAGCAGTTATTCAACGTTTAGAAACAACTGATTTCCTTAAGGACGCTTCTTGCGACTTTACTCCTGTTGGAACTGTTGACTTAACCGAGCGTGTATTACAAGTTAAAGACCTACAAGTTAATATGACTTTTTGTAAGTCCGAGTTTCACTCAACTTGGCAATCTATCGAAATGGGTTATTCTTCTTTCGATACTTTACCAAAATCTTTTTCGGATTACTTAATAGCTTATGCCGCTGAAAAAGTTGCAGCCGCTAACGAGATTTCTATTTGGCAAGGTTCTTCTTCCGTTTCAGGTCAATTTGACGGGTTGTTTACAACTGCACAAGCAGACCCTAACCTTCCTGTTGCTCAAAACATCGCGGGTGGTACTATCAACGCGGGTAACGTTATCCCTGCATTACAATCAGTTTACAACGCTATTCCTGCTACACTTTACGGAAAAGCAGACCTTAAAATCTACGTTTCTCAAGACGTTCTTAAGGCTTATGTTGCTGCATTAGGTGGTTTCTCCGCTTTGGCTACGTCTAACTCAGGGGTTAACGCTCAAGGTACAATGTG